CGAGTCCCTGGCTCTCGACGACGTCGAGACCCAGCCCAAGGACGCCAGCATCCACGCCTTCCGGGCCTTCGACCGGTGGCTCGAGCAGAAGACGGGCCGCACCGCCCGCCAGCACGGGAACGGCAACTTCATCCGCAACGCCGCGGTGTCCTACGCCAAGGCGCACCGCAACCCCACTGCGGCTCTGCAATCTCTGTTCCCCACCCTGGAATACGTCCTCGTTCAGGCACGAAAGAACGAAGGAAGGGAGGCCAACATGAACCGATACGCCGACGAGTCGCTGGATGTCGCAGCACCGGGCGGACGCATCGACGTGGAGGCCCCCGTCAAGAACGTCACCGATGAGTTGGCCCAGTCATCCCAGTTCGATCTAGGGGACTTCGGCGGCAACGCTAGTGACAATCTCGCCGATCCGGTCCTGGACGCTGTGGACGGAAACGCGGGCACGTGGGCACCGGACAAGGCCAAGGAGTCCTCGACTCGTCTGGCTTCCGGTGTGGAGGCCATCCGATGCGCCGAGGCGCACATCGCGGCCATGCCCAACACCTACAAGATGGACGACCGGTGGAAGCTCACCGCTCGGTTCGAAACCATGAGGCAGGCAGTCGTCCGCGATCGGACGCGCCTCTGCGAGCAGATGATCCAGGACCAGAGGATTGCCGCCCGCCGCACTGCACGTACGGTCTCCGCCGGAGCATCTCGCGGGACCAACGGATTGCCCCAGGGCCTCGGCCGCCGCACCGCGGCAGCCGGTAGTCGCCGAGAGGCATCCGTGGCCAGTCCCGATTCCGACAGCCTGATGTTCTTCTGAGCCTCAGGCCGACCTACCTCTGAAAGGAGGCGAGAAAATGTTCCGTACCACTGTTGCCAACCCGGCACAGAAGCGCACCTTGCGACCGATCTACGCACAGCATCAGGCCACGTCCTACGGCGGGTTCCTGGATCCCAACTGGAACCGATCGTTCGACATCCTGCCCGGCACCGTGATGTGCAGGCTCACCGCTGAGGTGTTCACGCCCTTCACGACCAACGCGGGTACCGCGGTACTCCCGTCGGTGAACGCCAAGCCGTTCGGGCTCTCGGCGCTGTTCTGTGCACCCGTCCTGGGCATCGACGAGGTGACTGCCACCGGCACGAACCTCTTCACCGTCTGGAACGGCGGCCCGGACGCCGTGTTCGAGGTCCTCGCCCCGGCATTCGATACGACCGCCAACTGGGCCGGGTCCAACCCGACCGACGGCGGCCGCGTCCTGCTGACGGCCAATGCCGTTGGTCTTCTGACTCCGGTCGGGGCCAACAACGCCAACGCCGTGTGTGAGCTGATGGATGTCTTGAGCACTGACGTCATCCAGATTCGGTTCAACCCGTTCAACTTCGGGTCCGGCATCTCCGTCGGCGCGAGCTAAGGGAAGGAATCATGAACGCACCAACACTTCCCGTCGCGCACGGCTCCGGCTTCGGCCGGTTCGCCAAGAAGAGCGACGAGTACGTCAGCGACATGCGCGGCATCATGCAGCGCACGGGCGGCCGCAAGATGTCCACGCGCGACAAGCAGGTCAAGCTGAGCAACATCCTCGGCGACCAGCGCAACGGCATGCTGCGTCTCGGCCAGTCGATGATCGGCCCGATTCAGCTGCAGCTGCGTTACCAGGGCATCCTGCGCAACGTCCTGCTGGAGGACACCCTGACCCCAGGTGTGCCGATCCAGTACGACATCCTCGACGATCTTGGACAGGCCTATCTGCTCCATGGGGACGAGGGCGAAATCAAGATCACGCCCTTCGAGGGCAAGCGCATCGAGATCCTGCTCTTCCGCATCGCGACCTTCCCGAAGATCAAGAAGGAAGACCTGTACTACCTCCGCAGCAACATCGTGGAGTACACGCAGGACATGTCCAAGCAGGCCATCATGCGCCAGGAGGACGCCCGCTTGGTCACCCTGCTCGAGGTGACGGCCGCCGAGTACCGCACGGTCGATCCGACCTCGGTGCCGGGCACGGGCTCGCTGCCCAACGAGATCCAGGTCGCAGGTACCTACCTGTCGCCGGACGATCTCTACACGGCGGTGACCTTCACCGATCAGCGCATGTTGGACAGCACTCTTCTGTTGTGCAACCCGCAGGAGTACCGCGACTTCTACCGGTGGGACATCAACACCACCGGCTGGGCGTTCAAGGACTCGGTGGTTGCTGGTGAGCGCATCGTGCAGTTCGGTGAGTTCCAGATCGGCAAGTCCATCATCATCCCGCCGGGTACGACCTACCTGACCCCGGACCCGTCCTTCCTGGGCGTCTTCCCGGTCATGTACTCGCTCGACGTGGAAGAGAACAACCTGGTGGAGCAGTTCCATAAGGGTTGGGTGATGGATGAACTCGTGGGTATGGCTGTCCTAAATCCGCGCGGCATAGTCATCCTTCGGAAAAGCTAGCCTCTGACCTGCAGAAACGTTGATTTTTGACGATTCTAGCAAACTCCCCCTTCTTTGCTGGAGGGGGAGTTTGTTATGTATGGAACTTCTCTGCCCTCGCGTTTGATTCATCTCATGTGTTGCCGTACTATGAACCCATGGGTAATAGAGGACCACGCTCCAAGCTAGAGCCATACGACGACGACATCAGGCGCATGTACGTCAGTGAGGGGATGACCGACGAGGCTGTCGCTGCCGCTCTTCCTGTTCGAACCAACGCCGAGACCATCAGAATGCGACGTAAGGTTCTCGGGATCCAGACCAATCGTGTCCGAAAGACCGGCCGCTATGTCATGAAGGATCGCTACGAAGACGTCAAGGATGAGCTACCTCAGGCCTGGGAGAGCAGCAAGCAGTTCCACCCCGTCTACAAACGACAGGTGGGATCAGCCGAACGCGTTGGCGAACATTATGGGGTGTCGGGGTCTACGGCATATGGATGGCTGGTTAGAGCTGGTGTCATTCCTCCTCGCCCGTCGTATGACCGAGACGCCCCCACAGCTCTTGAGTTGTTCGAGGGTGGTCACTCTGTCCCTCGTATTGCAGAGGATATGTGCCTTCCCCAGGAGACCATTCGAGGATGGTTGAAGCGAAAAGGCATCAGTCTGACCGAACAGCACCCTTCCTCTCGCATGTCCCACGAAGAGAAGCTGGCCTGGCGCGGATCCATCTCCGACGCCAAGGCCCAGACCGAGGACACCACCCGCCGACATCCCTACGGCGAGCACATGCTTGGCAGCAAGTACGAGGTCATTGCGGCCACTCAGTTCGACCGCGTCGGGCTGCCCTGGCGGCCCTACAGCCGCCTGCAGGACGGAGTCCTGGACTACGAGAAGGAGGACGGCCACGTCTCGCGCTACGCTCCGGATCTGGTGGTGACGTTCAACCTGATCGACGTGTTCGTCGAGATCAAGGGTCTCTACGCCGCGCTGGATCAGCTCAAGGTTCGGGCCTGGCGCAAGGAGAAGGGGCGGCTTTCGCTCATGCTCCGCAGTGACATCCTGGAGCTCGAGCATGCCACGACCGCCCAGGAGGCCTTCGACTCCGTGCGGGCCTGCACCTACAACGACCCCGAACCGAAGTCGGTGGACTGGAGAAGCTGACCTCTCGACCCCTAATCAGTGAGGAGGTCACTGGTGTCACGAGGGATTGTCAGCGTTCGGGAGAGCACAGAGCTGTTGCGCACCGCTGCGCACGTGCGCGAGATCGATCCCTTCGACGTCTCGGACGAGGCCGACCGCGCCGCGGGTCTGTTCGGCGACGGCCCCGACCCGATGGCCCAGCTGGCCTGGCGTCATGGCGGTGAGGTCGCGATGGCGAGCACTCACCCCGACCACCAGCGCAAGGGCCTGGCCACCCAGCTGTTCAACCACGTCAAGACCCACCTGGAGCCCAACCTCCACCACAGCCCTCTGCAGACTCCCGAAGGGGCTTCCTGGGCACGCCAGGCCGACATGATGCCCTACCTGCGCAACAACAACGGCATGCGCGACCAGGCAGGTCCTGAGGACTTCGGCCAGCAGGTAGAGCCCTGGGGCCGTTACATGTCCGGCGACGCCGACACCGACGGCGAGCACCCGCCGCTGCAGCAGGGCTGGGAGCGCGGCACCGTCGGCTTCGACAACCCGCTCTACGTCCCGCACGACTACGGCGGCTGGAAACAATCGCTGAGCCAGCAG